ATTATCCCGCAGAAGAAACAGTTTTGCCTCAGTCTTTTCGAGTGAAGAAAAAGGTGCAAGAGTTTGCACAACAAATTATCGAGGTTACAAAAAATAGAATACACAAAGATTGGTTGCCGACAGAAGAGGACGGTGTTCTGCGCTATCATCAAAGCATGGAAAGTGTAGACTTATCTTCTGGCAACTGGCTTTTGTTAGGCAGAGATAAATTTATCTTAGACAAGCTAGAAGAGGATTGTCGTATGCAAGGTCTATGGTATGAAAAACAAGAAAAGAAAAATATCATAAAACCTATACCACAAAGAATGTTTGATGCGATTACAGGGTGGAATGACCTAATGAAAGGTGAGATGATCGATAAAAAAATTATAAAGAAAATTTTCTTTTACAAAAAAGTTTCTAATAAATACGAAGAAGCATTAGATGTAATGAATGACAAACATCTCTACGATCTTGAAACACTGACATTGTTGTTTGGTCCTTTCAGTGTAGGCGAATGGTCTCAAGCTTTAGATAAAATTAATTTACAAGATCGTGCGTATTTACTCAGACTAGAAATGAAAGACGAAAATATAAAGAACAAACCAAGAATAAAAATATCAACTATTCATGCTGCAAAAGGCGGAGAGTGTGATAAGGTGTTGCTTACGACTGACATGAATATAAGAACACATGAATCCTATCAAAAAGATTCGGACGACGAACAACGAGTATTCTATGTTGGTGCAACCAGAGCGAAAGAAGAACTACACGTGCTGCTTCCACAAACCACTATGCATTTTAGATTAGCGTTATGACAGACTATGTAAATCATCCTCCTCACTATAAGAAGGGCGACATCGAGTGTATTGATGCAATTAAGTCTTGCCTTGGAGATGGTTTTAAGTTTTACTTGCAGGGCAACGCTATAAAATATTTATGGCGCTACGAACATAAAGGAAGAGCACAAGAAGATTTAGACAAAGCAAAATGGTATATTGACAAACTAAAAGAACAGCATGAATAAATTTGTATACAACGCGCCCACAGAGTGGACGCCGAAAGAACATTTTCCTGATCTGTCAAAAGAAAAACTTATAGCTATTGACTTAGAAACATGTGACACACAACTTACTACGCACGGCTCTGGTTGGGCAACAAACAATGGTTACGTCACAGGTATCGCTGTGGCCACAGCTAACTGGGAGGGTTACTATCCTATTGCACATAACGGTGGCAATCTCGATAAAACAAAAGTTCTTGATTGGTTTAAAACTGTTGCGAAACTAGATTGTCCTAAAATTTTTCATAATGCATCGTACGATATAGGGTGGCTTAAAAGTCTAGGAATAACGGTCAACGGTAAGGTACACGACACCATGATATCGAGTGCTTTGCTAGATGAAAACAGATACTCTTACACACTAAACAGCTTGGCCAAAGATAAACTTGGTCGAACAAAAAACGAAGATTTGTTGATTGCTGCTGCCAAAGAGTTCGGTGTCGATCCTAAAAAAGAAATGTACAAACTACCATCGATGCATGTTGGAGAGTATGCAGAATACGATGCACGGCTAACGTACGATCTATATTTATTAAACAGAGAAGAAATACAAAAGCAAGAGCTAGAAGATATCTACGACCTAGAAACTAGACTACAGCCGTGTCTGATCGACATGCGAGCTAATGGTGTCAGAGTTGACCTGGAAAAAGCAGACCTCGCCAAGAAAGAACTGTCTGCACGCGAGAAGGAATTAATGTTAGAAATCAAGAAGATATGCGGATTAGACATAGAGATATGGGCTGCTGCATCCATTGCAAAAGCATTTGACAAACTCAACATCACGTATCCTAGAACACCAAAAAGTGGTGCGCCTAGTTTTACTAAAAACTTTTTGTCGAGTCACGAACACGAGATCGCACAGAAGATTGTTGAAGCAAGAGAGATGAACAAAGCCAATACAACGTTCATCGATACAATACTTCGACACCAGCACAAAGGTAGAATACACTCAGAGATTCACCAGATGCGAAGTGATGACGGCGGCACAGTGACTGGTAGATTTAGTTACAGTAACCCGAACCTACAACAGATACCTGCTAGGAACGATGATATTAAAAAACTGATTCGTAGTCTATTCATACCAGAAGACGGCACACAGTGGGGCACATTCGATTACTCACAGCAAGAGCCGAGGCTTGTAGTGCACTACGCATACTCTGATGGACTAGATGTCAGAGCCATCATGAGTAAATATCAAGAAGGCAAAGCAGACTTTCACACCATGGTCGCAGACATTGCACAAATACCAAGACCTCAGGCCAAGACAATAAACCTTGGTTTGTTCTACGGCATGGGCAAAGGCAAACTCATGAACGAGTTAGGTATTGAAAAAGAAGAAGCCGATGAAATTTTATCGATCTATCAAAACAAAGTTCCGTTTGTGAAACAGCTAACCTACAATGTGATGGACAAGTCTGCCGCTCGAGGAGAGATCAAAACACTTCTGGGTAGAAAGTGTCGTTTCCCATTTTACGAGCCAAGAGAGTTTGGCAAGAAAGGTTTTTACAAAACAAAAGAAGAAGCTATCAAGGCAGAAGGCCACGGTAATTACAAGCGCGCTGGGACATACAAAGCATTAAACAAATTAATTCAAGGCTCTGCAGCCGATCAAACAAAAAAAGCAATGGTGGACTTGTACGAACAAGATGGTATCATACCGCATATACAAGTGCATGACGAATTAAACATATCTGTTGAAAACAAAGACATGGCACTCAATATAAAAAACAAAATGGAAAACTGTGTGGAACTAAATGTACCGAGCGTTGTTGATTATGCATTGGCTAAGAATTGGGGAGAAGCGAAATGACCGCTGAGGTCATTGATGTTTGCCTATGCCCTGGGTGCAAGCATCTGACAGTGATGAAACAGATTAAAGAGGACAAATACTTTTGTAGGTCCTGCAAAAAACAATTCAAACAATACAAAAACGGTAAACTGATCTACATACCTCTTGGACTAGCTGATGCTATCGAGCGAACGAAACAAGAACTTATATTTGAGTTTGAATCCGACGACGGTATCGGAGAAGTTGTTTTCGAACCGGAGCTGGACGAAGACTAATTTTTAAAATCTATAGCGTTGAACACCTCACCAATGATAGTCGCTGGTCTGCCATCCGAGTGATAGGTGGCACAAGATTTAAGTTCTTCTAGTGGTACGCCGTGTTGTAGGGCAACAGATATGATACGACCCATTTCAGTTAATGTATCATGACGTTCTGTGCCAACTTTACCGCCACCATTGATCCAAACTTCTTTGACATCTTCGTCATGAAATGAAGTGGTTAGTCGGTATGGCGTGCCGTTAGAATCTCTAATATCAAACGCATATGCCGGTCTTCTGTTTGTCAATTCTTTTCTCATAGGCCTGCTTTCTTTTTATATAATAATATCAATATATAGTTGACAGTCAATAGTAATCTACTATATAGTGTAGTAGATTATAATAAAATATGGAGGAATCTGTATGGACGATAATTTTTTACCGAACTTTTTGTTTGGTAGTGATTTTGATAACGTGAGACTGCACGAAGAAAATAAAGTTTTAAAGCAGCAAGTAGAACAGTTGCAAAGTAAACTAAAAAGTCTTACAGTTACGTTCGAGCAGGAAACTGGTCGAGAAATCACAGTATAACTATGTATGAATAAAGAAAGGTAACAAGATGCCCGACATCAATAAATACTCGTCTGTCTCGATCTCAAAGGCAGCGTATAAAGAACTCAATATAGTGAGAGAACATCTATCCTCCGAGCTAGGAATCACCTTCTCGTTGGCTAAACTCATTGAACATTTAGCAAAAGATAAAGCAAAATCACTAAAATTGAATGGACATTCAGGCAAATAAACCTATTTCTTTAATAACAGAGAAATATTCTTATGGCGACGTCAAACGAAAAACGGTCGACGGCAAGCGTTACTACGAGGGTGAAGGCAAGCTTTTACCATCTGTTACAACTATTATCAGTAAGACAAAAAACGAAAGAAACAAAAGGAGCTTACAAGCGTGGCGCGATCGAGTTGGCGAAGAGACGGCAGAGGCGGTTAAGAACCAAGCAGCAGCCGTCGGAACAGCCATGCACAAATTCCTCGAGTGTCATATCAGAGGAATAGGCTACGATGATGTCACAAACATCGGAGTCATTGGAAAACGTATGGCACAGCTTATCATCGAAAAAGGTTTTCCCTTCATAGACGAATACTGGGGCACAGAAGTCCCCCTCTTCTACCCCACGTTCTATGGAGGGACGACCGACTGCACGGCTGTCTGGAACGGCAAACCGGCGATTATTGACTTCAAACAAACTAACAGGGCTAAACGAGAAGAGTGGGTTGAAGATTATTACATTCAACTGGCAGCGTATGCCATGGCTCATGATGCGTTGTATGGAACTAAAATGGAAGCGGGCGTCATTCTTATGGCGTCAAGAGGGCTTAGTTTTCAAGTGTTTACGATCGACGGACAACGATTAGATGATTACAAATACAAATGGTTAAAAAGGTGCGAACGATATTATGGTGAAGTGGACAACTAAAGAACTAGTCGCCAGGCTAGAAAAGTTTTGCGAAAGTCCCGAGGGCGCGAATGCCAGGGTATCGCTAGCTGTGCCTATGGGATTTGGATCTAATCCGAATACACATTTTGATATAAAAAAGATTGATTTAGTGCCGAATGCGATTGTAGGATCAAGTGAGAAGTACAGATTAATTATTGTTATACAGGAGGTGTAATGACCTGGAAAATGTTTATGCAGATATCGATCGTGGCTTTGTTAACCACGATATGTATTCAACAGACTAGATACCTAGAGGCAGATTGGTGCTCGGCAGAGATCGAAATACTCCGCTCGCAACTAGCGGACATACACGGGTGGATGGAAAGAAGCGACGATGAAGCGGAGTAAGTTTTTTAGTAGTGAGCACGTTACCAAGAAAAGAATCAGACGACCGGGCCGACATGCGAAGCGGCCAAACAAGAAGTTTAACAAAAAGCAAAGCCGAGGGCAAGGGAGGAAACGATGAGTGAGCCTTTAACTATAAAAATCAGGAAGATACAACAGCTTCTTGAGCAACCACTTCAAGCAGATACAAGGCGCATCTGGCGACAGCACATGCGCGCTTTAGAAGATAAGATTGAAGAAAAAGAACGTGAGCGGATACTGGCGTTGGCCAGACTTGGTGGCGCGTACCTGGAGACGTAGATGACGATCTATAAAAGGCAACAACGTTATCTTACCACGGAAAAAGGTAAGGCAAGCAATCGCAAGTCGACCGCAAAGTATGCACAAACCGATGCTGGTCGAGAATCGAAGCGACTGCGCAACCAACGATACTTTGCTTCAGAGCACGGAAAAGCCGTTAATAGAGCAAAAGTCGCAAAATATAAGGCAGCGAAACTGCAACGCATACCACCTTGGGTAGATCGGGATCATTTGAAAGAGATACGTGAGTTCTATAAGAATTGTCCTAAAGGTTACGAAGTCGATCACGTAATGCCACTGCAAGGCGATACGGTATCTGGCCTGCATATGATGGCTAACCTGCAATATTTGACGGCTGAAGAGAATGGGCGCAAGTCTAATAGTTGGCAATAAAGAACGGAACAAGAACAAAATGTGGCGGAAAACGGACAACGTGTGGTAGTTTATATAGTGTATATGAAATGAAATAGATAAATGTTTTTTTATTTCAAATTAGGTTACCACATTACCACAAACAACGAAAAACGGACATAAGACATTGAAAAGTAACAATAAAGTATGTGGTAACTATGTGGTAGTTTTAGTCCAAATGTGGTAAGCAAGAATGACATTTTACGAAGGAGTTCTTGAAATCAAAGTTTTAATCGCGTATTTTATTTTTTGAGAGCTATATGAAAACCAAAACGGCCACTAAATTATCCACAGCCTGTATCATGCCGGCCAAAGGCAGACCGACCCAAGTCAAGGTAGGCTACCGAACCATACAAATAAAATATGTTACACCAGATTTCATCACGGACGATATGACAGAGAGCTACGGAGAGTATAGGCCACGCGAGGGCGTTATCTATATTCAGGACGCGTTGGTCCCACAAGAAAGGTGCAACACGACATGGCATGAAATTTTACATGCGGTGGTCTACATCAGTGGACTCAACCAAGCAAACGGACCACTCAAAGAGGATGATGCCGAAGAACTGGTTGTAAATCAGATATCTAACTCTATGATGGGCGTGTATAGAGACAATCCCTGGTTATTGGATATGCTCAAAAAACATTTGAATAATATAGATAACTAAGCTTTTTTCTTAGTTTCATCAACTAACTCGCCCTCAACAATCTTCATCTCTCTCATGAGCTCACCAATCTTTTCGTCAAGTTCACTTTCTGTAAGTTGATCTAGCTTACCGTGTTTGATAATCTTTTGATCTATGTATAAGCCTGCGGCTTTACCCCTAGCGACTTCTGCTTGAACTGCTGCCGAGTATGATCCTTCTTCTAAAGCTTTCTCTCTAATCTTTTGTAGCTCTTTGAAATGCCTGTGTATATCCACGTCATACTTTTTGTGTATCTCTTCCCGAAGCTGTCTAGCATAGTCTACAACCAGGGGATAATACTTGGGGTTTTGTAACATAGATGCTTTTTGTCTGGCCGAACTTTCCGGATAACCTGCCTTGATAGCAGCCTCTGTTGCCGTCATCTTGCCCTCGTTGTGCACGAGTTCTTTGACAAATAAAACTTGTTTGCTTGTAAGTTTTCTTGGTACTCCCACGCTTGCGCCTTTCGTTTTTTTACGCTTGCGCCTTACTTGCGCTTGCGCCTTTCGCCTGTGCCTTTTTTTCAGGTGTTGCAAAATTATCACACAACCAACAAAAAAACAAGTATCGAGCCTTTTGACTTGACACAATATCTAGTAGATTTTTTTTCATCATGGATACAAGATATAGTATGTTGATAAGCACTTGTCAATAGCATTTTATATTATTTTGCTATTGACATTTAAAATAAATGCTATATAATACGATTTATTATAGAATAGGCCATAAGAAGAACCTATCAAAAGTATATAACAAGAAAGAAAAACTGTATATGGGTAAATTTAAAAACATGGCTTATGATAAAGCCGAGAATACAATAGACGATAAAATTGAAAAAATTATTAAAGAAGATGTATCCGTTGAAAAAGCTGTTGATGAATTAATGAGAGACAATTATGTAAAAGCCTTTTTTACAAAGGAAGAAGTTTTAAATATTATAACACATGAAATAAAGAAAGAATTAAATTATGGCAACGCCAGCGTCCATTGAAACATTAGTATTTAATCATTTAAGTAAACATTGGAACTTAAAGACAGCTAAAAAAATAA